CTGATTGCGGAAATGTGCGAATATCTATTTATCCCGTTTCAGGTGGTGAAGCCGTTGCAGAAGATTTGGAACGGCCACGATAGAAAAATAACACATGAGGAACTTGCAACCATCACGGGCATTCATGGCCGTACCAATCAGGAGGAACGCGATGCGGCATTGCTGGCGTGGTGGTATGCTGGGCTTCCGATTCGAATAACTAAAAATAAATAATTATGGATTACGAAAAGAAACAAGAAATACCATTTGGGGTATTTGACAGTGAACTGATGGAAGCTACATATTTCATCCCACAAGGCTATCACGCAGTTATTGAGGGTGATAAAGTGATAATCAAGAAAGGCGAAGAACCTGTAAGCAATGACTTGGAAGAATTTGCCAAAAGGGAATCCGAACTGTTTGGTGAACGAGAATATGAGATAGATTTTATTGACAGGAATGCACTTACCAAAGGATACTATTGGGGAGTTAAAGCAGGTGCTCAATGGCAGAAAGAGCAGAAGATTGACAAGGCTTATGATTGTCATATTACGAAAGACTCTATTTCCGAGTTAGCGCATACAGTTATTGTTCGTAATGGTTGGGAAATAGTTGATGCAAGAGAGCCGCAGAGGCCTTTGAGTGAAGAGGATGAAGAAATGCTTAATTCGTTCCTACACAAATTAGAAGTTTGTGATTTACTCTCAATCAAAGAATGTATATGGATTAAAAACAAGTTTAAAGCACTCAAACAAAACACTTGGAAGCCGAGTGATGAGCAGATAACTGTTCTTGAACTTGCCAGTAAGTATGAGCGTGTTTTCACACCTAAACAAATAGATATATTGATTGGTTTGAAAGAACAATTAAAGAAACTAAAAGGAGAATAAGTTATGAAAGCAAACGAAGCACCATAGAAAATATGGATTAATCCATCAATGGACTTACCAAAGTTAAACGGAGTCATTGATAAAGACAGTATTCAATACATCCGCAAGGATGCTGAAAGAAAATGTAATAAATATCTTTGGTAGTTATGGCACAATACATTGACAAATCCGCTTTAGTAGCGGAGATAGAAAGGTTGGCAGAAGTTAAGCCTATTGATGAATTTCAGCCGCAAGTTCAAAATAAAATTGATTGGCTTTCTGGGAAGTTGTTCGCAATTAACAGTCTGCGAGTATTTCTCGACACCCTTGAAGTGAAAGATGCAAATGAAGCCCTTCGTACAGAATATGAGAAAGGTAGGGCTGATGTAATTGCAGATACTCTCAGTTGGCTTGAAAACTGCTGGCCACAATATTGTAGCAATCAAACTATTATCGAAGGATTTAAAGAAGCAATAAAGTAATGACCTACGAAGAAATGGAACGGTTGCCCGTGACGGACTTGGCGAATGTGCTGGCAGAGATACGGATGGATAAACGATTCCGTGAATACCAGCACCGATGCGATGAGAAGTGGAGGGCATACGCAAGGCAGAGAGCAATAAGGCGTATTGTTAAAAAACCGTAACGAATGTGCTTATGTCATAAGTATTTTTTATATTTGCAAACGGAAGTTTCAATCAATCAAACAGTTACAAACGTATGGAAGTACAATTAATCAAACTTAACAAGATTAAAGTCAATGACAAGAATCCGCGCACTATCACGGAAGATAAGTTGCGCAGACTTGTTGAGAGCATCCTTGTTTTCCCGAAGATGCTGACCATCCGACCCATCGTCATTGATGAGAAGGGCGTTGCGCTTGGTGGAAATATGCGTACACGCGCATTGAAGGAAATCAAGAAACTTGGGCGCGATGCCATCCCCGAAAGGTTGCAGCAGATTCGACAGTATGCCAACAAGCCACAGGAGGAAAAGAATGAGTTGCTGGCTCATTGGGATGCATGGTTCAAGGATGAGACCGTACCCGTGATTCATGCCGAATCGCTCACCGAGGAAGAAAAGCGTGAGTTCATCATCAAGGACAATTCTTCATTCGGTGCATGGGATTGGGATGTGCTGGCCAACGAATGGGAATCCGAACAACTCGATGATTGGGGCGTGGATACTTGGAAGATGCCATCGGAAGAAGAACTGAATAATTTCTTTTTAGATACCGAAGAACCAGCAGAGAAAAACGATACGGTGGAAATCGTGTTATCGTTGCCTGATGACCTTTCGGATAAGAAACAAGAATTGATTGAGCAGATAAAAATATCCCTTTCGGATTATAAAGGTATCAGGTATCAATGAAAATATATTTGGCGGGTGAAGGTGGAAAACAAAAAATAATGAATTTACATCTTGCTGGGGAGAATCCTGTAAAAAATGGCACGCAATGTAAAACGTGGAAAGGATGTAATATTCTTGAATCGTTTTATTACGTTTCAAAAAATATACATTTTGAACGTCGATACACTCAATGCGAGCATTTTTTGCTTGATAGCGGTGCATTTACTTTTTTAATTGGCAACCACAAAGAAACGATTGATTGGGGAGAATATACGCAAAATTACGCTGAATTTATTAACCGCTACAACATAGATTTATTCTTTGAACTTGATATTGATTCCATTGTAGGAATTAAGAAAGTGGAATATTATCGCAATATGCTTGAAAGCCTGACGGGAAAGAAACCCATACCAGTATGGCATAAGAAAAGAGGAAAGCAGTATTTTATCGATATGTGCAAGGAATATCCATACGTTGCGCTGGGTGGTATCGTTTCCAAAGAGATACCGAGAGATATATATGAAAAGGCTTTCCCGTGGTTTATCAGGACAGCGCATGAATATGGCGCAAAAATTCACGGTCTTGGATATACAAGCGTAAATGGATTATTTAAATACCATTTTGATAGTGTAGATTCAACTGCTTGGCTTTATGGAAATAGAGGTGGATACCTTTATAGATTTAATCCATTTTTAAAAACAATGGAACAAATAAAAAAGCCATTAAACAGTAGACTAAAACCGCACGAAAGTGCAATGAATAATTTTAAAGAATGGGTAAAATTTAGCCAATACGCAGATAAAAATTTATAGTTATGAAAGATTCTGTTATCATAGTAAGCGGTGGCATGGATTCAATTACCATGCTATACAACTACAAGAAAGTTATCGGGCTGGCTATTACTTTTAACTATGGCTCTAACCATGCGGAGAAAGAGATAGCATTTGCCAAACTGCATTGCGAACGGCTGGGTATTCCGCATCTCATTATCCCCCTTTCGTTTATCCATGAGTATTTTAAATCTTCGCTTTTAGAAGGTGGGGATAAGATACCCGAAGGACATTATGAGGATGAAAATATGAAATCCACCGTGGTTCCTTTCCGTAATGGCATCATGCTGGCGATTGCTTGCGGGCTTGCAGAAAGCAACGGTTTTACAAAGGTTATGATTGCCAATCATTCGGGAGACCATGCCATCTATCCCGATTGTCGGGCTACGTTCATTTCTTCGATGTCGGATGCCATGAGTTACGGAACATATAATCGGGTAAAGATTTATGCGCCTTACACTGGTATGTCAAAGACAGATATTGCCCGTCTCGGAAAGTATATGGGTATTGACTATTCGGAAACGTGGTCATGCTATAAAGGTGGTGAGCATCATTGTGGAAAATGCGGAACTTGTGTTGAGCGTAAAGAAGCGTTGAATGATGCTGGTATAGAAGATAAGACAATTTACGATTATTAATCAAAAACCAAATATTATGTATTACTGTTCAAAAAGAATGGAGATTGCGGGATGTCATCATCTTGATTTATCCTACGAAAGCAAATGTGAAAACCTTCATGGCCATAACTGGATTGTGACGGTCTATTGCAAGGCAAAAGAAGTAAACAAGGATGGGATGATATGCGATTTTAAGCATATTAAAGAGAAGATTCACGGTTATTTAGACCACGGGAATTTTAACGAGTTGCTACCGTTTAATCCTACGGCCGAAAATATAGCCCGTTGGATTGTTGAGCAGATACCCGAATGCTATAAAGCCAAAGTACAGGAGAGCGAGGGTAATATTGCAATTTATGAAGAAGATTAAGTTATGAGAGTAAACGAAATCTTTTATTCCATTCAGGGCGAGGGGGCGCACACAGGAACACCGTGCGTATTTATTCGCCTGAGCGGTTGTAATCTTAAATGTCCATTTTGCGATACCGATTTTAAGGATTACAAGGAAATGGATGAATACGAGATTGTGGATGCTGTCTGCGAGTTATCTGATAAATGCAATAACGTAGTCATTACGGGAGGAGAACCGACCATCGTTAATACAACTGCGCTTATTGATTTACTGCAAGAAAGAGGGTATTATGTGGCAATGGAAAGCAACGGAACACGCAAACCGCCATTTCTTCTAAACTGGCTTACCATCAGCCCGAAAGAACCTTTTGTCGGCAATGCGGGCAAAGTGGTGGTTGATAGATGCGATGAACTGAAACTTGTGTTCGATGGGATAAACGAACCGCAGGACTACGGCATCAGGGCTACCCATTACTATTTGCAGCCGTGCGATACTGGCGATGTAGAGTTAAATAAGAAGATTGTTGAACAATGTGTTAAATACATAAAGGAGAACCCAAAATGGAAAATATCACTCCAAACGCAGAAGATATTGAGCGTGCGTTGAAAACAATTATCCGAGCCATCGGAGAAGACCCCGAAAGGGAAGGCTTGAAAGGTACGCCTGACCGAATCATGCGGATGTGGAAGGAAATATTCAGGGGATATAACCCTGACAAGAAGCCAAAGATTACCACCTTCGCAAATGATGAACATTCAACCGACATTGTGTTTGATGCTGGGGATTACTATTCTATGTGTGAGCATCATATATTACCATTCTTTGGTAAGTATTATTTTGCATATATACCAGCACCTGATGGGCGTATTTTGGGAATATCGAAGGTTGCCCGTGTGGTTGGATATTGTGCAGCCCGTTTACAGTTACAGGAAAGGCTTGCATCCGATATCGTTAAGATGCTGACGGATGCACTTGACGGAAAGGTGCTGGGCATGGCTCTCGTTATGCGAGGTAAACATCTGTGCAAGACCATGAGAGGGGTGCGCAATAACGGAAACATGACGGTTGCCCATCTTGAAGGGATGTTTAAGGAGAATCAGGATTGCAGAAGGGAGTTCTATAAACTCATAGATTTGCAAGAAAATAACGTTTGACGCAAAATAAAGCGATATAAACGCTTTTCTCATACGTACCCGATAAGTTATGCAGACAAAGCAAAAGAAACGCATATACGCAAAATTTAAACAAAATAACTGAAAGAATATGTTTGAGAAAGTAAACCCCGAACACCCAGACAAAGTTGCTGACCGCATTGCTGGCGCGATAGTGGATTTGGCATACGCACGGGAAGAGAATCCGAAGGTAGCCGTTGAGGTGCTTATCGGTCATGGATATTGTTATATAATAATTGAAAGTAACATCACATTTGACTATGATGACATTGACCCAATCGTGCAGCGCATAACGAAAGGTTCTGTAAAAACCGTGCGACTGTTGAGTATTCCGCAAGACAAGCATCTTGCAGACAACCAGCAAGGCGTAATCAAGTGCGGTGATAACGGGATATTCCGTGGAGTGCCATCGACCATCGAACAGGCGAAACTCGCGGAGTTTGCCCGTATGCTGTTCTTTGATTGTCCGTTTGATGGAAAGTACATCATTGATGAGCAACGTAAGCGGCTTGTCGTATGCCAGTCGAACACAACCGTAAAAGACGTGTCAAGAGTGGCATCGCTGATGGTTGAACTGCTTGACGGTTCTTGGAAGGTGAATATCAATCCGCTTGGAGATTGGACGGGTGGCATTGACGTGGATTCAGGCGCAACAAACCGCAAACTCGGAAGCGACATGGGCGATGCCGTTACGGGTGGAGGTCTGCATGGAAAAGACTTGTCAAAGGCTGATGTGAGCGTGAATATCTACGCCCACCTGAAAGCCGTTGGAACCCGTAAGCCCGTGGAGATAACTTGCGCCATCGGTGATGACACGGTGGACGGCCATCCGTATTCGGAGATTGTAGATATAGCCCGTCAGTACATCCGCGATATTGGCGGCTTTGAGAAGTTCGCAGAATGGGGATTGATACGTTAAGCAAGCGACCAGCGGAAGCCCCGTTTCCAACAAGCGGAAAGGTTCTTTCCAATGGGTAGAAGCAAGGCTTCCAATGGTTAGAAACAAAGTGTCTAAAGTATAGGAGAAAACGATATGCCGAGAGGTGAAAACGAAGCATTCAAGAAACAGATAGGCCGATTCGCTGCAAACAGGGATGAAGCACGGGCAGCAGGGCGCAAAGGTGGTAAGGCATCCACGATGACGATGCAAGACTTCAAGCGCATTGCCAATGAACTGGATTCGGAGCCAATCGGTGACGGAAACGAAATGGCGAAGGGTGAAGCCCTATTGCGCAACATCCAAAACGAAGCAGCCCACGGAAACGTGAAGGCCGCAAAACTTTGGATGGATATAAAACAGTTTGGTGAGCCAAAGAATATCGACATAACGAGCGGAGGTGAACGTCTGCCCGATATACGGCTGGTATTGCCCGAAGGGATGGAACGTCTGCCACGTAGCGAGGATGAGATAAACGGATGACGGAAAAGGAAGTGCAGAAGCCCACACTCTTTTGGGAAAACTACATGAGCCGAAAGAAGGTTGTGGTGAATCAGGGCGGTACAAGTTCAGGCAAGACTTGGAACATCCTTGATGTGCTTTTTGTGCTTGCTATCCAGCAGAAGGGAATCGTTGTCACGGTGGTAGGTCAGGACATCCCGAACTTGAAGAAAGGTGCGTACCGTGATGCCAAACGCATTTGGTCAGAAAGCCCCACGTATCGGGCGTGGTTCGGGAAACCGAATGAGAGTGACCGTATTTTCACGGCTGCAAACGGAAGCATCATTGAGTTTACATCATATCAGGATGAACAAGATGCAAAATCGGGTAAGCGTGACTACCTTTTCGTGAACGAAGCCAACGGCATTCCGTATGACATCTATTGGCAACTGGCCATCCGCACAAAGTACAAGATATTCCTTGACTACAATCCGAATGCGCGTTTTTGGGTGCATGATTTACTGATGGGGCGCGATGACGTGGAGGTGATTTACAGCGACCACCGAAACAATGATTTCCTGACGGATGAACAGCACGCGGCCATCGAAGGCATTGAGGATGAAGAACTGTGGAAGGTGTATGCACGCGGAAAGACGGGAAAACTCACGGGCTTAATCTTGCAGAATTGGGATTTAGTCGAGCGTATGCCACCGGCAGCCGAAAGGAAATGGACAGCTACGGGCATGGACTTCGGGTTTATGAATGACCCAACGGCCATTGAACAGGTCTGCATGGCTCACGGTGACTTGTGGGTGGATGAATTGTGTTATGAGACGGGTATGATGAACAATGAGATTTCCCGAAGATTGAAAGATAACGGCTACGGACGCGGTGACCTGATTGTGGCCGATTCAGCAGAAATGAAATCCATCGCAGAAATCAAGAACACGGGACTTTGGGTTGTGCCTTGCGTAAAAGGTGCTGACAGCATCGTTCACGGCCTTGACATACTCCGTAGGTATAAGATACACTTCACGCGCAGAAGCGTAGGAATACGCGAAGAAGCGTTGAAATACAAATGGCTGGTGGATAGAGACGGGCGCACGACGAACAAGCCGATAGATGCGTTTAATCACGCGATAGATGCTTTGCGCTACGTGGCTTCTGCCAAACTATCAATCAGGCGCACAGGCACGGCACGGGCGCATTTTAACGAGTTAGGATGAAACGCTTATGATGGATAGAAATACAACCTTCAAGCACTGGTACGTTTGCGCACAGTTCACGGGCTGGCAACTGCAAGAGTTCACGCGGCCATCGTTTATCGGGCGGCATGAAGTTCCGCAAGACCTTAACCACCTGACAATCGGGCAACTGATGAATCTCGGAATGCTCGCAGAAGATGGAATGATATACGGCATTTGTAAAATCATTATGGGGCTGGAAGCCGAAGAAGTGGATAAGGCGCGTGCCGTTGATGTGGTGCGATTCGCTGGCTGGGTAATGAGCGAGGTCAAGCGCATAAACAAACTGTTTGAAGCGACTAACGTCAAGCCCACAAGTCAGCAGATTCGCGCTGGCATAAACAACCTGAAATTCGGGCTGTTTGGCGTGCTTGATTGGTACGCCCTACGCATGGGTTATCAAGACCATGAAAAGGTTGCTGACGTGCCGTGGATTAACATATACAAATGTATGGACATGGATGCAAAGAAAGCATTATTTGAACGTAAATATCAGGAGGTAATTGCAGATGACAATCGAAGACAAAGTAAGAGAAATCGTAGGTGAGTATTTCAGCGGATTCTCATTCGTATTTGAGGATTGGAATACGGCTGACACGAAGCTGGACAAGGTGGAACTTCCAGCCATCATCATGGTGCTACCCGTTTCGGGCGTATTGCAGTTCGGACAGCACGGCAGAATCAAGGATGCGGAGAATACCATCGTGGCCTTTGTGGATAAAGTGCCGAAAGAAGCCGATGGGCGCGATAACGAAGTTGTTTACAACGAAATGAAGGTGGCTGCAAGGGCGTTTGTCCGTAGGCTCAACGAAAGCGGTTACTTTAACTATATTCAGGGCGATGTACCATATAATACAATCATCGAACAGTTGAGCAGCATCGTGACGGGTGTAGCCTTACAGTTGCAACTCAAAGAACTTGTCGGGAGGTGTGAGTGATGGCTGGCCTAATGGATTGGGGTACGCCCGTTTCGTATCTTGTCGGTGCTGAATTGGAAACGCTGAAACAAAAGATTATTCAGAACATCCAATCGGCTGGGGCTGTTGCAACGGGAAAGACCATTCAGTCGCTCGCGGTTCAACATAGACCCGATGGGGGTGCGCTGGTGTTCCGTGGACGGATGCCGTTTGGCGTTTTAGAGACAGGCCGAAAAGGTGGTGCAGTTCCACGCGCTTTCGCTTCTATCATCTATCAATGGATGCAAGCCAAAGGCGTACACGCTTCGCCTATGCCTTACAAAAGGAACGGCCTACACAAGTACGCCAACGCACAGGAACGCGGTGATTACACGATGGCTTCTGCCATTGCGCACACAATCGCGAAAAGCGGAACACGGTTATTCCGTCAAGGTGGGCGTGATACCATCTATTCAAAGGAAATTCCGCAGACGGTTGCAACCATCAAGGATGCCGTGCTAAAACTGGCTGTTACACAAGTGAAATCAATCAAACTAAATGGAGGGAATACAATATGAGGACAATAACGGGAACATACGGAAATATCAGTTATCCCGATGCCATCTGCTTTGCCTTTAACCCGATGTTAATCAAGGTCACGGGCAACAGCTACACGAAAATGACCGTAACCGTAGCCATATCCGCTCAGGGGGCTGGCTACACGGAAACGCGCTACCCGAATGCGGATGGCCATTGCTGGGCAGACATGGAGAGTTACGCACAGGGATTCTTCGATAAGCAAGATTGGGGAAACCTATCCCCAACAGCAGCGCAAAAGACGGGATTGGGCATGACCATCTATTATACCGTGAAACTATATTCAGGCAGCAACAGCGAAACGCACGCGCTCAACAGTTACGTGATTTGGGGTAGCATGGTGAGCGGTGAAACGTATAACGGTTACAGGCGTTTGAAGTGGTTTACAAACTTTCCTTTTTCGATTGGATTGTACGCCAATCAATCGGGAAGGGTTGCATTATGCAACGATGGAAGCCCGACAACCACGAAGCAACTCAATTCGGCTGGCGTGTGGAATGTGCCATTGACTTCGTATGCGGCTAATAAGTTTATCACGATTCAGGATTATGGCGGTGCAACGTTTACACCCACCACCTTCGATGATTCCTTCGATTTGACCTTCTCGCAGTTAGCAAGCCAACAGGGTCAGGTGGTTATGCGCGTGGATTTGGATAAGCAGACGAATGACGGAATTTACTTGCGATGGATTGACCGTCACGGCTTTTATGTTTACTACCTTTTCAAGCGAGGTGATGAGCAAAGGAAAGTCGAGACGGGCGGCAACTTCATCCGTGAAAACATGATGCAATACGATGACGTTTACGGCTATTCATCAGGAAATGGCCGACAGCAATGGATAGATAGGAACGATGTGCAGCCGCTTTGCGTTCCGTTGGTGGACAAAGAAACATGGGATTTCTTGTTTGGCGTTTGCTGTTCTCCGATTGTGGATATGTTCGTGGGGTATCAAAACAATGTACCAAAATGGAAGCCCGTGCGCGTTCAGGCTGGCACATATACCCGAATCGAAAAAGACCATCTGCAAGACTTCATCTGTAACTTGCTCATGCCAAAGATTGAGTATCAGCATACATAAACGGAAAGGGATTGAAGTATGAGACAAGAATTGTATTTCGATGGAATCCTGATGGATATTGATGAGAGTACGAAGATAACGCTTGTCATTAAGAGCAACATATTCACGGAGATTTCAAAGTGCGTAGGTAATCGCACCTATTCCGTGCAGTTACCAAAGACAGCGAGGAATCAGCGCGTTCTTGAATTTGCCCACCTTCCAGCAGCGAACACAAACAGCAATATTCCGTATCGTTACCTTCAATGCCGATACGTGCGCAATGGTATCGAAATCTTCTCGGATGGCTATGCATATATCATCAGCGCAAAGGAAAAGATTGAGGTGTGCATCGTGTGGGGTACACCAGCCGTATTACGTGCCATCTTCTCGGATGGATTAAAACTGAATGAGATTGCGGATGACGGCAAGAAAGCCCCTTATGTCCGCTATAATGAGGTGACGAAGGTCAGCGAACTGGCTCTTCAGGATGGCTACTGCTACGCGGCCATTGATTTCCTGAAATATGAGAATATCAGGCTCAATGATATCTACGAAACGAGCGAAGCGGCAGCACGGTGGCCGAAGATGGGTTACTTGCGTCCGTGCGTATTCCTTTGGCATATCCTTTCACGGCTACAACAGTTGTATGGAATCAAGTTCACGCTCGATACTGATGCCGACCAACTCATCAGTGATTTGATACTCCCATGCGTGACGGATAACGTAAGGGTGGTTTCAACGGCTATCAAGATGAAGTATATGAGCGAGGGTCTATACCGCGTCACGCAGGAGAATACGATTGTATGCCCTTATAGGAGATTGAATGAGGATTACTACGGCATAGGCCTGGGAGAACTCGCCTGTGATGTGGAGGTGGATTGCGATTATACCTTGAGCGTCAAATGGAATTGTGATGAGAATGAACTCCGAAGGTTGATAGGAAACGGACTTATCGGCACACGCATCTTTAATAATGGGGTGCTCGGTGAACTCAAGCCCGCAACAAGTATCACCGTCGTTGATAGTAACGGAAACGCATGGGATAGATATAGCGGAACGAATAGGACGGACACATGGACGATCACGGCAGTAGGCAGCGTGTTTGATATCACAATAGATGCAGGGTCAGGCATAAGTATGCACTTTTACATTGATACAGTAGCAAGAACCTATCATCTGGAAGGTGGGCAACTCACTTTTACCCCGACGGTGCTGAGTATCGTCTATGGTATCGACTATCCGCTCACGGCTAACTTCCCAGACATGAAGGTGACGGAGTTCCTGCAATGGGTTGCGGCCATCACGGGAACATTCCCGCGCCAAACGGACAAAGGCAATATCGTTCTTGAATTCGTGCATTACCACAAGTTATTCGACAATAAGGATATCGCGATTGATTGGAGTGACAAACTGGTTCGGGCGTATGATGATGGAGCACCCCGTGAAATCGGCTTCACGGTGGACGGCTGGGCGCAGGAGAATCATTTCGCATACGGCAATAGCGATGATGTAGGAGCGTTTGCCGACGGTGTGGTTTCAATCCCCAACGTGCAGTTGGATGAAGAGCAGGATGTAGTCGGTGATGTATTCGATGCCTTGCGCTATCCGAATAATGTACCGATGTATAAGGTGAACTCCGATGATGATAGTGAACGGCTGTTGAGATACCTTTTCCCATCGGAGGATAGGACGGATGAACCGCTTGAAGCCGATATCCCTGACCCATGCGTCCTTAGAATCAATCCGTTAATAATGGGTGGTGTGTACTATGCCGAGGGCGTGTTTGATAGTTCCCTGTATTGGGAAGGTATTCTCAGGAGTAACCGCTACGCTGGGCTGGTACGCTCGTTGAAGAAAGCAAAGATTCTGCATGAGGTCTTCGCCTTATCGGAACTCGATATTAAACAGTTTGATGAGACTATCCCCGTCTATCTTGCACAATACGGCCATTACTATGCGGTGACGGAAATCAAGACAAGCGAGACGGGCGTGGCCGAAGTAACGTTGTTTCAACTTGAATTATAATAACGATAGGAGATTTGAAAAATGGGTGAGAATGAGGAGCAGATTATCCTTGACATCAAGGTCAATTATGAGGATGCCATCACGCAGATTGCGAACTACCGAACAAAGATTGATGAACTGACAGCATCCAAAAAGAATCTTGAAAAGGAAAACGAAAACCTGAAAAAGAGCGAGGGTGACAATAGTGCGCAGATGATGGAGAACCAAAAGCAAATCGAAGCCATCAACGCGGAACTGAAACAGGAAAAAGATGCTGTCCGTGAACTTTCGAAGGAGGTGCAAAACGGTTTAAAGCAAGACAAGGAAAAAGAAGGCTCTTTGCGCGGATTACGTGCAGAACTTTCGAATACCACGAAGGAATATGATGCTTTGAGCCGTGCGGAACGTGAGGGCGCGAAGGGTAAGGAACTTGCCGACAAGATAAACAATATTACCACCGAATTAAAGAATGCCGAAGCAGCCACGCAAAGGTATTATCGGAACGTGGGTAACTATGAGAACGCCATACAGAATGCGCTGGGCGCAAACTCCCGATGGTATCAAGGTTTGCAAGCCCTGTCAAGCGGAATGAGTGGAGGCTTCAAGAATGCCATGACGGGCGCAACGCAAGCCGTTTCCGCTTTCGGTAAGCAGTTACTCGCACTTTTGGCAAATCCCGTCGTTGCTATCATCGCGGCCATTGCTGGCGCGTTCATGCTGTTATCAAAGGCCATCAAGTCGGATGAGGAAAGCCAACAGCGATTGAATGCCATTCTTGCACCGTTCAACCGTATTCTCCAATTCGGAATAAAGATTCTGCAAGATTTTGCCGCTCGCATCCTTTCCGTGGTGGAAGCTGGAGGAAAGTTGCTGGGATGGGCTGCGAGCATGATTGAAAAACTACCTATTATCGGCAACCAAATGAAGGCCGTTAATGATGAACTTCGCGCAAGCATCGAACTTGAACAAATGAAGTACGAAATTGAGAAAGCAAGCCGTACAAACGAGGTGCAGAACGCGAAGGATGCTTTGGAGGTGGCCAAACTCCGCAACATGGTCAAAGATACGGAGAATTTCACGGCTCAACAACGTTTGCAGATGCTTACCCGTGCCAATGCCCTTGAAGAAGCACAGATGAAACGTAACGTGGAATTGGCAAAGCAGAAATTGAAGGTGTTACAGGCACAAGCAGCCATGACTAAGAATGACAAGGCCGTGAATGATGCGCTTGCACAGGCAGAAGCAGCCGTTTACAATGCGGAACGCGATTACTATCAGGGAACAATACGCCTGAAAGCGCAGATGCAGCAGACACGTAATGAAATCCTGAAAGGTGGCAAGAGTACGGCTGTGGCAGCAACACGTAACATCCAAACAGCAGCCAATGACCGCCAACAGGCCATCAAGGAAGCAGCCGAGAAGGAACGTAACGCCATCCGTCAGGCCGAGGATGCTTTGCTGGCATTGCTTGAAGAAGGTGTCGAGAAGCAGCGCAAGACCATCGAACTGCAATACACGCGGCAGATTGAGGATTTACGTAAGACCCTGAGCACCGAGAAGAATCTGACCGAGAAAGCCCGTCAAGCTATCAATCAAACCATTACGGCACTTGAACAAAAGCGGATTCTGGAGTTGAAGAAACTTTCCGATGAGGAAGTCAAGACGAGAATCGAGACGGAGCAACGAATCATTCAAAACGTGCTTGAAACCGTCAAGGAGGGCAGCGAGCAGCAGCTTACCTTGAAACGTCAGCAACTCGACAATGAGGAAGCGATGGAGGTTGCACAGGCGCAGAAGGATGTCGCAGATGCCGAGGAACGTGAGCGGCTGATACTTTCCATTCACGCGAAGTATAATGCCGAGCGCGAAAAGATGGATGCCGAAGCCTATAATGCCTATCTTGACCAACTGACAAAGGAAACCGAAACGCGATTCCAAACAGCAATCGCTCAGGCCGGCAATAATGAACTGGAAGTGTTGCGTATTCAGATGGAATTGAAGCAGACGCTTTTGGAGCAGGCCCAGCAGAAGGAGGGAGAGACGATAGAGGCGTTCAACCTCCGGAAGCTGCAGATGGAGCAGCAATATAATGAAGCGAAGAAGGCTTATGCGGATGCGGAAGTACAGATAGAGCAGGGAAAGCTCCAGGCGATGGCGAGTGTGGCCAATGGTATCGGGCAGATATTCGAAGCGCTGGGAGAGGACAATGAGGATTTCGCGAGGTTGTCAAAGGTTCTCGCACTTGCGGAGATTGCCATTAATACGGGTAAGGCGATTGCGGCTGGTGTGGCACAAGCTCAGTCGGTTCCCTATCCGGAAAACCTTTTCGCTATTGCTACCACGGTGGCAACGGTATTGGCGAATATTGCTACGGCCATTAAGACCGTTAAGAGTGCGAAGTTTGCGCAGGGCGGTACGATTCAGGGTGCAGGCTCCGGAACTTCTGATAGTATCAGCGCAAGGGTGTCAAATGGAGAATCAGTAAATACGGCACAGGCCACATCCCTATTCTCTCCCCTTCTTTCTGCCTTGAATCAGTTAGGCGGTGGCGTTCCCATCGTGGCTACCAGCCCACAGCAGCAAATCGGTGAGGATATGCTTGCGAATGCCTTTGCGCGTGGTGCTGCAATGATGCCACGACCCGTTGTGAGCGTAGAAGAGATTAATACCACGAATGAGCGCGTGCAAGTTATTGAACGTTTGAGTAGCATGGGATGATGACCAAGTATGAACTTGTAAAACTGCTGCAAGACGTGATGAATACGTTGGCAAAGAACGGGCTTTCCGTCACGGATGCCCGTCACGTCACGATGTATGAGGATTGGCTTCGCTTGCGTAACGAAGGCCATAAATATATATATATTATCCGTTATCTCTCGCAGCAATATGAAATGAGCGAAACCAGCGTTTATCGTATCGTGCGCAAGTTCGCGGAAGATTGTGAGTAAACTCGCTTAATTCCATACAATATTTCTTTTTTTAAGTTTTAGTAATGAGTAGTCGGATGCCGTTTGCCGTGAGGTAGGCGGCATTTTCTTATTTTCTCGGAATTTTACGCCTAACGGCTTTTCGCTATTTGGGTGGGTAACTACAAAGGTGAGAGTAAAAAAGCGGCTCAAAACGCATAAAAACGGGTCTATTTCAAATTTTGAAACTTGAAACCAAAGTGTTTATCTTGTAAGCATACGGAAAATCGCTTATCTTTGCCGAAAACATTTGGAAATCATACTATGGCAAAGTTAAGAATCTATACTGATATTGTAACGCAAGATGAGAAGGAATGCTTACAGGCATGGGGAATGGCTGGCGGTGTGACGTTCAATGACGTTTCCGCTTTTTGCGATGCCATTCCAGCCGATGACCCCGACATTGATGTATTGCTGCATTGTGACGGTGGCAGCGTGAATGAAGGCTGGAGCATTTATGACCGTTTGCGTGCAACAGGCAAGAACATTACTTGCATCGTTGAAGGGAAAGCACATTCAATGGCTTCCGTAATCCTGATGGCAGCACCGAAGGAACAGCGCAAGGCATACGAAAACGCTGAAATCCTTATCCATAATCCATATTGTTATACTACACGTCCATTGAATGCCGATGCACTTGACGCGCTGGCCGCAGATATGCGCAGAGAACAGACAAAGATGGTGGACTTATACGTGGAACGTTGCGGATGTGACCGCGAAGCGATACAGGCGCAGATGGATAAGGATATGCCGATGAATGTTGATACCGCAATGAGTTTCGGTATCATAGGCGAAATCCTAACCCCGATGTCAGCAAAGAAAATCACGGAAGATTTTCATCCAAATATTAACCCTAACAAAGAAAAGAAAATGAGTGAAAACGTGGAAGTAAAGAAGTCACTCCTTGACAAGATGCTGGAGAAACTCGGTTTCAAGACAGTCGAGGACGTGAAGTTCGGAATGTCGCTCAACACAGCCGATGGCGCAACCGTTGAAGTTGAGCGTGAAGAAGGCGAGCCACAGGTAGGTGACAAGGCTTCACCTGATGGCGAGTTCCTGATGCCCGATGGCTCGACCATCGTAGTGGAAAACGGGGAAATCGTTGAGATTAAGCCGAAAGTCGTTGATGAGCAGAGTATCGAGGATGATATTCTCGAACAGGATGATGACAAGGCAGAAATCGAGCGGCTGAAAAGCGAGAACGATGACCTGAAAGCACAGATTGAGGAGTTGAAGCAGCAGTTGGAAGATGCGAAGAAAAACGCAAAGACAACCGATGACCTTCGAATCCTTAATGCCGTGAAGATTGCTGGCGGTGAGAAGGTGCTGGCGAAGATTGCTTCCGATTACAAGCCCGAAGGCCGTAAGAAGGAAGATGAGCGTGCAGAGGAAGCCGTACAAGCAAAGAGTATCAGCAAGGAGGATATTCTTGCGCGTTACAACGAAGTGAAGAAAACAAAGAAGTAATTAACCAATCAAAGAAAGGATTTAAACAATGGCAAAGTATTTTACCAACATCCCTTTACAGCCTGAGAACCTTCGTTCTTTGAGGGATGCTATTATTGTGAAGATTCTCCAAGATGAGGATTTCCGCAAGTACGTGAACGTAAAGAAAGTGCGCAACGGTGAGCCTATCGCCCTTATCGGTGAGATGGATGCAGTCGGTCACGCTGGTGCTGGTTGTAACCCCACATTCGATGAGATTGGCATTAACAATCAGTTAAAGCGTTGGGCACTCGGTGCGTGGAGTATCGCACTTGAAATCTGCTATGAGAATCTTGAAGAGACCATCGCAGAGTACTGTCTGAAATCAGGTACGGAAATCGGTGACCTGAGCGGAACTGACTTTATGACTATCTACCTTGAACTGTTGGAAACGCAGATGAAGCGCATGATTTGGCGCATGGCATGGTTCGGTGATACCGCAATGGATACCATTTCAAACGGTGGTATTCTTGCCAACACCGAAGACCCGACCCTGTTCACTATGTGTGACGGATTCTTCAAGCAGTTGGATGCCATCATCACAGCCGACCCCACCAAGACAACCGCTATTGCAGCCAACAGTCAGACCACCTATGCCGCACAGACCGCAGCCATCCGTACATCAGGCGTGGCTACCACTCTCGTTGATACCATTCTCGCTGATGCAGATGCCCGTATCAACTACGGTGGAAACGCTATTCTGCTGATGAACAAGAAACTGGCCGATGCCCTTCATGCAGACGTGAAACGCACTTACGGAACGATTATGCCGTGGGAGCGTGTGTTCGATGGATTTGAGATTGCCAAGTATGACGGTGTAACCGTTGCAAGCGTGGCCACATGGGATTTTATGATTAACAAGTACTTCAACACGGGTACAGCATGGGAAAATCCGTTCCGTGCAGTTATGTACAATCCTGAAAACCTCATCATCGGTGCAGATGCCAACGACCCCATCAGCGACCTTGACATTTGGTTCAATAAGGATGAGCGCATGAATAAGATTTATGCCGCTGGTAAGATTGATGCCAAGATTGCACAGGATGACCTCATCCATTACGCAGTCTAATTGACCTTATGTTTAACTAACGAGTGATTGCATCACGGAAAGGAAAAGAACATGGGTACATTATGCCAATCGTTGATTCAGGCTGACATTCAGTCGAATTGCGCGAATCCGCTTGTACGCGGAATGGAAAGCGATGGTATCATTATCAATCGCTCGGATATTGACTTCTCGGCTACCGTATTTGACAACACCGATGCGAACATCATCAAAACGCTGGTGCTGAAAACGGATAAGAAAGGCTATCAGGTGCAGCAAGACGGTTCAACACCCTTCACGGGTACGAATACCGCACTCGCCACAGGCACGTATCGCAACACCTTCACCAATCAGGTGAATCTTGTAGTGCTTGATATTGACCCCGAAACCTCATGGAAAGTGGTTGATGGACTTGCCAACGGTGAGTTCGTGGCCATCCTGAAAAACAAGGCGAAGGGAACAAGCGGCAAGGCTGAATATCAGGTTTACGGATATTATCAGGGATTGCACGCTACCGAACTTGCACAAGACAAGTACAGCGAGGAAACCGATGGCGGTTGGGCTGTTACTTTGGAGGAGACGGGCGCACCGAAGGCCGCAGTCTATTTCTTCAATACTGACAGCAGCACCACACAGGCCGCTTACGAAGCACTCTATACCTGATTATGACGGTTGAAGAAGCCAAAACTCTATGCAACGAGTTGAGAGGGAGATTTGATTCTCCCTTCTCAGCCGTTGATAAGCAAACCATCGAAAGGCTCTACCTTGAAGTGCTGGCAAAGCCATTCAAACCGACAACGTGCCAACAATGCTACCATGATGGTTTGATTGAGATTATCTGTTACTTAAACAAACATAACGCTATGAAGGAGAAATCGAATTACACCTTACGCGCTGGGTTCATTATCCAATGCCCCGATTTCATGGGCGGTAAGGTATTCACAAACGCGAATTTGACTGATGAAGTTGCAGCAGCCTATTTGGAGAGATTTCCGAATAAGGCCGTTTTCTTTGCGTCTATACCGAAGAAAAATGATGCCGTGTTAACTACACCAGCCAAGACAAGAAAACCCCGTAGAACGAAAAAAACGGATAAATAACTATGAACGTAGGGAGAACAAAGAAACCACAGCCGCGTATAGATGTAGAATATCTTTCGCGGTTTAATATACAGACGTATGGCCGCGATAACCGCTATCCGCAGAACCTGATGGCCATTACATCAGCTTCGGGAACGGCTGAGTTATGCCTTTCGCGCTATGCCAAGTTCGTTGAGGGATTTGGCTTCAATGATATGGTGGCCGAAAAGGTAGTCAATAACGAAGGGCAAACGATGGATGATATACTCCGATTCGTTGTGCTTGACCTTACCCGTTTCGGTGGGTTCTCCCTTCACATAAATTATAACGTGCTGGGTAAGATTGCAAGCATCCATCACGTTCCTTTTGAGCAATGCCGTTTGTCGGAGAAGGATGACCACGGATACGTGCAGACTATCAAGGTGCATCCCGATTGGAAAGGCGAAAAGACAAAGAACGGAAGCCGCGTGAGGGTATCGGAAGAAAGCATCAGCGAGTTCCCTGTTTTCAATCCCGATATAAACGTAGTGCAGAAGCAGATGGAGAACAGCGGTGGCGTGGATAAGTATCGCGGTCAAATACTGTGGTGTTCCATGGCTGGCAAAGACATCTATCCGACACCCATCTATGATTCAGCCATCACCGACATTTCAACGGATGAGGGATTGGGAAATATCAAGTATCGAAACGTCAGGAATAACTTTCTTGTCGCTTGTATGCTGATAACACGCAAGCGCGTTCCCGAACTTGATAACGAATCGAATGACCCGTACCGCCATCATGGGAACAGCGAAACGCAGATGATTTCGGATGAAGATTTGTTGCAGTTTCAAGGCGATGAGAAGGGTAGCAAGATTCTCAACGTGGAATTGGAGGACATGGAGGATGAGCCGAAAGTTGTTGAGTTCCCCGTAAAGAATTTCGATAAGGATTTCACGGCAACCGAAAGCAGCGTGATTGAACGTATCTATGCACAATTCCACCAAGAACCATTCTATATGATTCGGTTGGGAAAGACAGGCTTTTCAGGTACAATCATCCGTGACAGTTACGAATACTATGCTGGTGAGGTCACAAATGAACAGCGATTCATTGAGCGCAACCTTGCAATCGTTATGAAGGAATGGCATGAGCCTGAAATGGCCGTGGCTGACCTGACCATCCAGCCGTTGAAATATATCAGCAGCGAAGAAAACGCAAACGTGGAGTGAACGATTATGGATAAGCACATATTGACCTTTGAAGAATTCCGCACGCTGGCACGCCCGACAAGTGCGCATCTTGACACGGAAGATGTTGAGAACACGATAAGCGAGTGCGAGGACGTGTATATTGCACCAGCCATCGGAATTGGTGTCTATAACCTTATCGCACAGGAATACACCGAAGAAAACCCGATGCCCGATAACTTGAAAGTACTTTTGTATGGCGGTTATTGGGCATACGATACGAATGGAACGCTTGTCTTTGACACCACCTTCGATGCCACGTTTGCAACGGCCTACCAAAACGTAAAGATGTGCCACGGATTGAAGAAGTCGCTGGCATATTACACGTATTCAGTACTGATGCGCTCGGATGGTGCGATAGTTACCCGTTCAGGCTCATTGCAGCATACCGATGCCTACGGAAACCGTCTTGCCCTGACCGAGAAGCACGCCCGTTATAATGATTCAACGGATGTGGCAGAGCAATACCTTTCATCTTGTCTGTTATATCTTGAACAAATCAACGGGAATGGTGGGTGTTGTTGCGCGAAACCGAAAATAAGGGGGCATAGAGCGCACATTCATGCGATAGGTGACTAACTACCCACCTAACGAAAGAAAACCGCTTACACGCAAAATTTTGGATAAATAAGGAGAATCAGCATATATGACTAATCAAGAAATAAAGACCGTAGGACAGACCATCGCACAGGAAACGCAGATTGGCGGCAATACCGCAGCGCGTGTCGGTGGAGTTGTTGAGGGTATCGGTGTCGCGCTTGATAATAAGGATGCGGCCAACGGTTACTATCAGGCAACCATATCGGGCGGCACGATCACCGTAAACGCCCCGAATTATCTTTTGGGAACAGGCGGCAATCTCCGTATCAAGATGCCGTCTGCTGGTACAACCGCAAGCACCATGACCATCGGAAATGCGAATGCCGTTCAGTTGTGGTACAATGGTGCGGCCGTTTCAAGTGATAACACATGGGAAGCGAATGAAGTTATTTCCGTATTCTATGATGGAACGCGGTTCATGGCTTCCAACAGTCAGGGAGGTGGAGGAAAGGCTGTGAAGATTAAGTATGACAATTCGCAGAGTGGGCTTGCTGCTGATAATGTGCAGGAGGCTTTGGATGAATTGAACGAAGGAAACAAGGCGTGGGAGAATGATGTTGTTGTAGATGGAGCAAGATACATACACACTGACTATACCTATGCTATTGATAATACACAACCAACATGGAGAATAACATTCCACATATCTCTTGAAGATAAGAAAGGCCAGATTATACACTTCCCGAAAGTTTACAAAGGTAAGCAGGATATGTTCACCTATGTATTATACACTGGAACCACTTATACAGATTACATTGCTGGCTCAGGCTATAAGGTTACAGTTCAGTCCGAATCTCTTACATGGGGAGAGGTTGCTGTCGATGATATACTTGAACAATACCCAACGGCCAAGTATATCAAATTCACGCTTAACACCAACTTCTATCATCAGCCATACACAACAATTCCGATTAAGAATATAGAAGAACAAATAAAAGAAATACAAGAAGGCATTAAAGAAGATTCTTTGGTATTTGAAAATGAAACGTACATCGACCAAAGGTATATTCATACTGATGGCTCGTATCCGAAGGATAGAGTAACACATGCATGGAAAATTACGGATGCTATAAATCTGAGAGAACTTGCTGGTAGCACTTTGTATTTCTTCCGTGTGTATAAATCGGCACAAGATATGCTTACTTATGCGTTTTATTCAGGACAAGCGAGTACAACATTTATCAATGGAGCTTATGTTAGTGATGCAATAACGCAACAAGCAGACAACCTTACTTGGGATAGTTTTAATGTCGATGATATACTAAATCAATATCCAACGGCTAAATATGTGCGTTTTACGCTTCATGGTTCATATCTTACGAACCAACCTTATGCAGTTTCTTCACTGAAAAACGCGCTTAGCTTGCTAAAAAACAACACACAAGAACTCAGCCTTAATGATACGTTCAACATGGGATGGACGGATTCAAAGAGGATTGATGCTGATGGTGGAATATCAGATTGTTCTGCATCATATACGGTAAGTGGGCTTATACCATTGTCGCGATTAAGTGCATATATTCTTGTTGGATATGATTGTTATTCTTCAACATACGACACAAGAACATGGGCATTATATAATTCAAGCAATGTGTGCGTTGCTGTATCAGAGCCAACAGATTCACATAGTTATAGCAGGCCTATAATTATTGACACACAAGAATTGCTTGAAAAGTATCCATCTGCTACACAGATAAGATTTGGGTGTCATGTTAATTATCTATTTGAACTAGTAGAAAAAGGTAGTGTTATTGCAAGAACTTATAAGAATGAGATAAATGCCGAAAGACCTTCAAAGGGAGGTCTTGACAATTTCACATTCGCAGCAGCTGGGAGTAGCGGAGTCATCAATATAGTTTCTAATACGGATGCTGATGTAACACAATACGAGACATGGGGAGTGAACTTTGCACAAGTATTGAAAATAGGCAACTATTATGCCTGCTTCTATTATGCCAGTTCTGCATCAGGAGAATATAATCAAGCCATATTCTGTGCATACTCTTCAAACGGAACTACATGGACAAGAGGATTTCCACCAAATGTTACACCTCCAGTTGCAGGAACGAACAAGTTGTTTGATAATACTGCATCAGGATATAGGCCAATTACAGAATCATGTTGGTGTAGAGTTCCTGACAAAGATTATCCATATAGGATGATTGCTAATAGAAATATGTCAGGTACAAATAAGAGTTGTTGGATGTGGAAGTCTGCTGACGGATATCACTATGAACTGATGGGGCAGATATTGGGAGATGCCTACCGTCCTGACACACAGTATGCAGCGGTTGTAAGAGGCAACGTAATCAAGTTGTACTTGCGAATTAGTGAGACAGTAGGTAGTCAATATAAGAGAAGCATTGCAGTAGCATATCTTGACATTGATGGCAATATGTTGACTCCTCCTTACAAATTGATTTACGATTATAGGTATACAAGTGCGGCGTGTGTTCTCGATAACACGAGGGAATTGCTTATTCCAACATGGTTCGCTAATAATATTAATTCAGCCCCAAAGACCGAAAATGCCTATCTTGAAACATTTATTGTTGAAGGAGATAAGTATGAAAAGATTGATACAAACATCAATGACTGCTTAAACAATGATACATTATGGGTTGCCGTTGCCCCCGACTTTGTGACAATAAATAATGAGCAGTATATTTGTGTGAATGAAAGAAATACAGACCACGCTTCTGCTATGGATAAAAGTTCTATTAAACTTGTTAAAGTAACGAGGACATAATGGACAACCGAATATTAACGCTGATGATATGTGGCGGCATCATGCTGCTGATGTATATCGCCATTCTTGCCCTGATACTGGCTGACCTTTGGGCTGGTGTCAGGAAGGCGAAGAAGCGCGGTGAATATCGCACATCAGATGGGTACAAGCGAACCATCGATAAGATTGCCCGTTACTACAACATGACCTTCGCGATGTCGCTGATTGACGTTGTTCAGGTGGCCATCGTTTTCTTCCTGTATTACTTCTATGAGGTGGATATATGGATGATTCCGTGGTTCACGCTCTTCGCGACTGGTTACGTGGCATGGGTGGAGGTACATTCCATTTGGGAGCCAGCCGACATCAAGGAAAAGAAGCAACAGCAAGATTATACGAAGGCACTTTTGGCCGTTATCGAGCAATACGGTGGGGCTGAAAAGGTGATTGAAATGCTGGTCAGTAAAACGCGAGAAGATGGCTAATATAGATAAACTCATTCCGCATATCCTGAAATGGGAAACGGGCGTTTCTCAGTTATACAGGGAAAGCCCCGAAAGGCTGTTTGAACGGTCAAGACGGAAAGGTTGGGCGAATGACCCTGCTGACAAAGGCGGTGCTACACAATCAGGCGTAACGCTGAAAACGTTCACACAGTATCGCAAGGCCGTAGGAAAGAGCAAGCCATCCGTTCAGGATTTGAAGGCCATCACGTACAAGGAATGGCGTGACGTGCTGATGATGTTCTTTTGGGATAAGGCAAAGGCCGAAGCCATTAAGGATGACAGCGTGGCCGTGATGATTGTTGATTGGTATTGGGGAAGCGGTGCATGGGCTTTGAAGAATACGCAGAAAGTTCTCGGAGTTACCCGTGATGGCATTTTCGGTTCTAAGACACTCGCGGCCATCAACGGCTGGAAGAACGGCCAACGTGATTTATTTTATGCGCTCAAAGCGGAAAGAATCGCGTATTATAAGCGTATTGCCGTGGGTAGTCAAAAGAAATGGCTGAAAGGATGGTTGAATCGTGTAAATGACTTGCGTTATGAGTAAGAGTGAAAAGATATGGTTTTTTCTTCTGCTGGCCTTGATTGCTTTGGGCTGGCTGACATCATGCAGAACGCAATACGTTCCCGTGCCGGAATACCATACCGTGACCGTGGAGAAGCATGACACGCTCACCCGTTACGATTCCATCTACCAAAGGGATTCAGTTGTGACGTGGATGCAAGGCGATACGGTTTGGAAAGAGAAATATATCATCCGCTATCGTGACCGCATCGTGGGTAAGACTGTTTACCGTGACAGCGTGAAGGTGGATTCCGTGCGCGTTCCCTACCCTGTTGAACGGAAATTGAATTTGTGGGAGCGCACCATCCTTTCCGTGGCAAAGCCATTCATCGGGCTTGTGCTGATTGCGCTCATGGCCGTTATGGTTTGGATTTACAAGAAGCGTCATAATTTGAGTAGTTAGTTTTTGTTAGTTATTTGATTAAGGATTTGTTTTTTTGAAAGTAGTGTAATTTAAGGTTTGCAAAATCTCTCCGAGCGAGGAGTTTTCATGTTTGTTTTATGGAATTGATAGATACTTTTTCATGGATTAAAAGGTGAATTGAACTTGACCGTCTGCCCGTGATGGGTAGGCGGTTTTAAAATGCTTATCTGATACGCATATTTGCAAACAAGTTTTAAAAAATAGCCATTAAAAGATAGGACTATATTAAAAAGTTTTAAAATCCGAAAAATAATTGCTTATTCTGTAAGCACTTTCAATAAATAGTACTATCTTTGCAATGTGTTTAGGAGATAAGCACATAACAGTATTAACATTTTAACAACAACAACAATGAAAGAGAATTTGAATTACACAACGAGCGAAATCAACAAGAATTTCCGCATCAAGGTTTTCGGTTACAATGCCGAAGGTAAGAAAATCAATACCCTGATGGGTGTGGCTGGCATCCTTGCCTTGATAGGTGAAGAACTCCTTAATAAGTTCCTGAACCGCGCATTCGGTTGTATGGATGACGTTTGCGTTTGCAAACTCCGCAGAGGTTTGAAGGTTTCATTTTATGTAAAATAATCGGGAGGACAGAATTATGACATTAACAGCATTACAACAGGAAGTGAAAGAAGCCATCACGGAAGGCATCAAGGATGCACGCATTAATGGCGAGGACTACGCAATCGTGACCGTGAACACGAATGATGGTTATATCGACATCAGCACCAGCGAATTAGATAACAAGTGCGCGATGGTCTATCACGATGTAGATTTGGAGCGCACAAATGCCAATCTTGAAGCATGGGTTGAGAACCTGATTCCCGATTGGTGGGATTTGGATGTTGAGGACAGCAATGTACGCCCGTATGAATGGGGAAAGATTTACGCATAACAATATTTATTCACTTTAACAACAGAACAATTATGAAGAACCAAGAAACAAAGAAAGGGTTTAATGTTTATCAAATGGTAACGGACAAAGTAATCGAGCAGATGAATAAGGGCATCATTCCATGGCATCGTCCATGGAACGGTGTTGCCGATGGCGCGATTAACTACGTGACACGCAAGCCTTACAGCCTGTTAAATCAAATGCTTTTGGGGCGCGATGGTGAGTGGCTCACCTTCAAGCAGATTCAGGCACAGGGAGGCAAGATTAAGAAGGGCGCGAAGGCTGGTATTGTGGTATTCTACGGAAAGTTCACCTACACGAAGGAGGAAAAAGAGGATGGCACGGAATTAACCAAAGTTGAGGAGCATACCATCCCCGTATTGAGATACTATAACGTTTTCCACATTGAGGATTGCACGGGCATCGAGAGCAAACTGAACACCGAGCAGCCTGAAATCACCGTTGAACCAGCAGAACAGGCCGAAGCCATCATTAACGCCTACGTTGAGCGCGAAAAGACATTGAAATTCCAAAACGATAAGCCCAGCAACCGCGCATACTATTCACCTTCTACGGATGAGGTGGTTGTGCCGATGCTCTCACAGTACACGGAAGTCGAAGAATACTATTCCACCACGTTCCATGAACTGACACACTCAACGATGGCCGAAAGCCGTTGCAACCGCAAGGCCGACATGAAGCAAGCGGCATTCGGAAGCAAGGATTATTCACGCGAAGAACTGGTTGCCGAACTCGGTGCTGCCATGCTTTGCACGGTTACGAATATCGACAGCAGCAAGGCGTTCCGAAATTCGGTGGCCTACATTCAGGGCTGGCTTCGTGCATTGAAGAATGATAACAAGATGATTGTATGGGCTGCAAGCCGTGCGGAGAAAGCAGCGAAATACATTATGAATGATAAATAACCGATTTTAATGCGTTCTACCGCGTTTTGTGCTTATGGGGTAATAACTTACCCACCTGAAACATTTGAACGCGGTAGGCGCAAAATTTAAATAAAATAACGATATGGCGAAGACAACAATTAAAAACGCAACAATTAAAATCACTCACAAGGACGGGAATACCGTAGTGAGCAATGGTGTTGTAGAATGGAATTTCGGTTACAAGATGCTTGACGAAACAGTTATCGCAAGCATTGTATTTCAAACCATATTCCTGAAATTTAAGGAACTCACAATGTATAGCACTGACTTCACAATCGACTTCACGATGGAAGAAAGAATAAAAGATTAATTTGATTATGGCAAAGACAATTATTGAATGGAACGGCAAACGCTATCAGGTAGTGAGAGGTTTAGACCAGCGCGATGATATTTGTTTGGGATGCGCTTTCGAAGGAACTACCGAATGCGTTACCGATGAAGGACTATTATGCAACGAATTTGATTCAAAGTATTATCACATATTTAAATTGATTGACAATGGAACAAAGTAAGAAAATCAAACGCTCGCCAAAGGTGGGTAAGACAATGAAATCGTATCATCTTTATTTGGATGATGATTTGGTGGCCGTGGCAGAAGCCCAGCCCAACAAAAACCGATTCTTTAACGCGGCCATCCGCAAGTTTATTAACAGCATGAAAAAGAAATGAGTTATGATGACAGCAGCAGAAGCAAAAAAGTACATCAAGGAGTTTATTCCAAATGATGAGATTATTAATAGTGTTGAATCCCAAATTAAGAAAGGGAACAGGCATATTCAAGTATTCACCACAAGTTACGTGAGAAGTTATGCCGAGGATTGCGCAAAGTATTTCCGAAAGTTAGGGTATGATGCCTATATTAAAGACATCTACAATCTTCGTACAGGACAGAGAGGTGGCAATTATTTGTCGATAGAGTTATAAACCATCCAACCATCAGGAGCAGCGTTTCCAATGGATGAAAGCAACCCGTCTAACAAGTGGAAGCGTTGCTTCTAATGGGTGGAAACAAAACAAGAAACTATGAACGTAAAACCAACGATTGATGACTTACCAGCAAGGAAACGGAACTGTTCAACTTGCGAATATCGTGGCTATGACTGTCCGCGTATGAATAAACGTTATCCGCATGGATTCATAACGAATTCGTTTACGGGTGAAATATCGGGGATGATTGCCTGTTGCCCGAACTATCAAGGAAGATACTAAACAGCCGAATAATTGAAGCGAAAGTTTAAAAAAATTTTAAAATTCTTACGTGCTTATGTGGTAAGCATTTAAAAAGTTTTAAAAATAACGATAAAAATTACTAAAATGCTTGTGGATTAAAATAATAGTGCTATCTTTGCAATAGAAAATTTAATTATTCACTTTTAAACAACAGAATTATGATTACAATTAGAGACAATTCAACTGGCGAGACCTTTACCTATCATGGAGCAAACAAGGAAACCGCAACAAGCGACAGCTTCTGCACATTGAAACCAACAGGCCGCAGATTCCGTCAAAATTGGAACGCCGTAGTAGAATACTACCTCGAAGGTTCAACCTTCACACAGTGCCTTCTTAGAAATAACTTTGAAGTAATCCTCTAAAACCACGATGCTGGAGCCGTAGGCCATTGAACATTGAACATTGAACATTGAGGGCTGGAAATAAAAATCCAGCCTTTTTCTTTGTCATTTGAAAATAAATGCCTACCTTTGCAGTGTTGTTAAAAGTGAATACTATTGAGGGCTGGCCGATTACTTGTGAATCGTGCTGGCCTTCCCTTTTTTGTACGAATGCTTACGAAATACGCATTTTCTTGCGCCTAAGCCGTTATTTTGTTTTGGGGTAATAAATTACACATCCGAAGGAAGAAAACCCGTTAAAACGCAAAAAACGGCAAAATAATGCTATTTCTTGCCATACCACACCCAATCAATAACACGCCTGTTCGCTTTGTCTATCTTCTTGCGGTCACGTTCAATGTATATGGCTGTGGTGGCGTTCCGTGCCGAGTGACCGAGTGCAAGCGATATGACATCATCGGGAACGTCAAGCGATGCTGCGATGGTTGCCCACGTATGGCGAGACCAATACGAAGTGATACCCGTCATCAGTTCCGAAAGATTGGCGTTCATACGATTGGCGAAAGCCTTATACGGATGCCGCTTGCATCCTTCGGCAAACGAGAGCAGCCGTTCACGTCCTTTGTATTGCTGCAATAATGCTTCCGTTTCAGGCTCAATGCGGATGGAGTACAGTCTGCCCGTCTTTTGACGGATGTATTCTATACGGCCATCCACCACGTTATCAGGCATGAGCAGACACAAATCCCCGATATTGATGCCGCAGAGCAGAAAGGTAAGTTTGAAGGCATCCACGTATTTCTGCTGATGGGGCTTGCATTCCACGGTCAGGAACTTACGTAAGTCATCGACCTTGATATTGCGTTTCACGGTAGCGGCTGGCCTGACTTTGAGTTTACGGAATGGGTAGGCCGTGGTAATATCGTTATCAATAGCATCGTTAAAGACTGCACGGATATTCCGCAGATGGATGTTCCGTGCGTTGATGCTGGGCGAACTGTCTTGCATGAATAGAAAGAACCGTTGAAGCCAGTCTTTCGTAATATCTTCGAATCGAAGCCGTGCAAAGCCATCATCGAAACGCTGCATCCAGTTGAAGGTCATCAGGTAGATTTCATGCGTGCGTGGCTTCGTGTGCCTGTCCATTACGCGCTGATACCAATCAGCAAAGAAAACCGTATCTTCATCTTCGTTATAATCAGGGTCAATCCGCTTGCGTACATAGTCGCGTATCTCTCCGATGACCATACCTTTCAACAGCCCGTCAGCCTTTGCTGACAGCAGACAAGTTACCGCCTTTGATTGTACGGTGCTGATGATGCGTTGAAGTTCTTGCTTTGCTGGATGTTCTATAACGCGCTGCAAACGTGCATCCCATTGGTTACGGTGCAATGAGATTTCAAGAGGGATAAGTGCTGTCTGTCCGCGATGGTTCACGGCAAGTTTCAGGGGAAACGTTCCATCCGCTTTCCGTGAACGAGTATCAAGATATATTCTTATCGTAGCCATTGCAGACTGTTTGCAGTTTTTTCGCGTCTTAAAGTGTCTCAATGCGACCAAATGCGCACCCCTGAAAAGAGAAAAAGACGGGTATTGAATCCCGTCTAAATCCCTTTATTCAGGCGGAGAGAGGGGGATTCGAACCCCCGAATCGGTTTAGCCGATTACACGCTTTCCAGTTGCGTATGCTCACTTTGCATCCGATTGAGTTTCAACGGGTTGCGCGGTGGGCGTTTTTTCTTTGCAGTTCATTTGCAGTTTTTTGACCCTTGCGGCTGTCCATTTCGGCAGATAGAATGAACCTTCACCCGTTATCAGGAACATGGGATTGACCTTGTAATCGGCAACGAGATTATACAGCCATGAGGGTTGAAATATTTGTCGGCTCATGTCTTGTTGTAACTTATAGAAGTTCATGCGGTTTATGCCGTATCGCTTTGCGAATGTGGCCTTACCCCTGATTACCTTGTCAGCCGTGAGCCGTTGCAATGCCGTAAAGAAATTACGGCAAATCGTTTCGTTGAGTTCCTTTGATTCCATATTCATTTCTTTATTGCAAACCATCCGTCTTTTCGATTCCCATTGTTATCGTATTCCGTAAGAAGCCATTGAGCAGAATCGGGCGTGAAGCAGATGTGCCAAATGCTATCCCCTTTGTCTTTCATCCTGATTTCACGGGCTGGCACTTTCCATTCATCGGAGGTCTTGACATCTTCCCACGTTCCGTCAAACGGAATGCCTGTATGTGTCATCCGCGTCCACGTTCCATCTTCGCGGATTTCCCAATAGTCCGCAGAATCAAGACCGAGCATATTATTATAATATCTCCCCGTTATATCGAGTTTCGGGGCGTTGCTGCAAGATGCAAGCAAGACGGTGGCGAATGCCGTTAAGATTATTTTTTTCATTGCCTTATTAAATATATTATTTATCTTTTGTTCTCGCTGGTGCAACATCCCTTCCCATCGTTCAAGTTCCGCAAGCGTGAAGGGCTGGCCGTCACGGAAGATGCGTTCCTGTTCCTGAACGGTCATCACGGGTAGATACTTTCGAAGGGTGAGAAGTCGCAGCATTATTTATTCATTTGTTCGATTATCCCCAGCAACCTATCTATCTGCTCATCCTTCTTTGACAGCAGCGCGAGGAATGCGCCTGTATCATTGTTTGCTGAATTGCCGTTCCCGTTGATGGCGAGTGAACTATTAATTGC